GCAAGAGCGGAAGTTGGATGAAAACCAGAAACGTCCCCCCGCTCGGCCAGTACCGAGTAAGCCCGAGCTTATCGCGTTGCTGGAACCAGGCCGCGACCTGTTCCACCGCAGCCGATTCGAGATCGGAGGGCAGCGCAGTCTGGCCGGCGGACGGACTCGTGCCTGGCAAGACATATCCCCCGGTGTAGGTAACCCGGGCAAGCTGCGGCGTGACCGCCTGGGGAACAAACGACAGCGGAAGGTTAAGCGAGATGATGCAAGCCTGCCGCAGCAGGCAGTTCACGCCAGTTTGTTCGATCCATCCTTCCGCCTCGGTGGTTTTCAGTTCGAATTTCGTCACCGTCTCAATCGGGTAGCACCGCGCAATTATCTCCGTTTCGTTCGCCGGAAACTCCTGCGTAGCACCAACGGTACGCGCTATGGTGCGGTTGCACTCCCGGTCGAATCTCGCGCTGACCGCGTCGATGGCCCGCGTCAGCAAGTCATCGAAGTCCGTGACTGTGAGAGCCAGGCGGGCCTTGATCGTTGCAAGTTGAGTTAACATGATCCAGAAGGCCGAGAGTGAGAGCCGAGGTTTCTAACAAACTCTCAACCCTCAGCTCTCAGCCCTCAACTTTCCTACGACGCCGCCGTAATCATCGCAGCCGTGGCATCCACAGCGGCATAATCGAAATCGATCTCCTCGATGAACCGCACCGCCAACTGATCGTTGGCGAACCAAACATGTTCACTGGTGTCAATACGCGGGCTGCCGTGCTCACCCATCCACCAGAACGACATCGCCCCGAAAACCGCGATGGCACTATCCGCCGCGGCGCTCGTGCCATAAGGCGTCAGCACATCGGTCCAGATGATTGGATATCCGTCGAGGATCGCGCTCCCATCCGGCAATCGCTGATAAACGTTCGGCTCAGCGGTAGTCCTGAAGCCCGGAAGCGCCGTCTCCCACGTGCTGTCGAGGTAGTAGGCCGAGAGCCGCCCGTTCAGCGCAGCCTTGTTAACCTTGGTGCGAAGCGTGCGGAAGTCCGCCAGGGTGGCATCGCTCGGTTTCGTTTTTGTCGACGCCAGCACCACCGTTTTTGCGTTCTCCCGGGCAATCTGCACGACCCCTTTGACCGACTCAAACGAGCCACCGCCATCTGCATTGAAGCCCCAGCTATCTTCCGCGCGGGCGAACTCGATTGCGCCATATCGGGCGAGAAACTGTCCCATCGAAACGATGCTCTGCTCGTCAATCTCGCGGGGCAGCCGCACGATCCCGCCAATCTTGTGGGATTCGAGCGACGCGAACGTCACCGTAGGAGATTTCTCGCCGAACGCCGCCGACATCGCGATCGAGCCGAATGCCGGCCGGGTGCCCATCCGAGCCGGACGCGCCGTGCCCATCCCGATCGGATACGGGCTCATCCAACGTCGCACAACGCCGAAGTCCGAAATGAGCTCACGAATCTCACCACTGTAGTGAGTGGGCAACGGGATATCGCTCGTGCTAAGAGCCGTGCGCGTGCTCAGATTCAACGTGTCCCGCGCGAACGCCATCAGTGTGTCCCGCTGGGCCGGCACAGAGCAAAGCGCATTAAGCTTATCGCTCCGTTCGCAATGAACAATGAACGTGCTCGCCAAATGGCGGGCGCAATCATCCGAGACAGCCCCGCGCCGGTGCGGCGTGGGCGCAGAGTAGCGCGCCGCAAGCTGGCGCCGAACGTCCTTCAGTTCCATCGCCATCTTGTCACTGCCCTCGCGCAGTGTTTTCACTTCGGCAGGGAGGACACTGACGCCCGACCAGCCGGTTTTGATTTCTGTGAGGAGACCGTGACTCTCCTGCGTTTGCTCAGTTTTGGTTTCTTCAGACATATGTCTTTCCTTTCTCTTGACCGGCTGCACGCGAACCGGTCGGTTTATGTTGCGCTTACGCCTTACGCATAACGCGCCGGAATTCGCGTGCTAAATCGATCCACTGATTCCCGTAGCTGCCGAGGTCAGGAGGCGGTGCTTCTCTAGCCCCCACCAGGGCGCGAAGAAGGTCCACCGTCGCCTGCAGATCCGCCTTGGCGACCGCGCCAGATTTCACACCAAGCGCCAGCGCGTCCGGATTCGCCGGAATCGCGACAGCAGAAACCTCGAGCAACTCCTGTTCGAGGTAACGCCGGCGCGGAGCGATGCCATTAGCAGAACTGGCCCCGCCATCTTCCCATCGCAATGGGATAAAGCCGACCGACACGGCATTGAGAAATCCGCCCTTGTAAAGGCCATACGCGATGCGTGCCACTGGATTGACCTCGGTAGCAAACTGAATCCGCTGGCACAGTGCCTGGCCTCCCTCGACATTTCGCACCTCCGTCGAAAGCGCTTTGCCCAGGGTAAAAAGAATATCCCCGTAGTTGTGCGCATTCTGGAAAACCGGATTGCTCCGGTAGGAATCAAGTTGCCAGCCACTGGGCTCGATCACTTCGTGGTAACGGTCCAGCGTCGCTGTGCTGGCGATGAAATCCAACGTCGCAACGGGCGAGCCCTCAGCCTCCTCCTGGCCAGCAGGAGCCAGAGCGGGCTCACGAATCTCCACTTGCAATAGAGTCCGGACTCCAGGCCGGTTGTCGTGCAGTGGAATCAGATCAGAAATAGCTTTCATCGGTGGTTGCCATTCGTGGTTAATGCCGCAGCAAGGCGCGTGAAAGGGTCCGGGAATCTAGTTGGCGCATCGGCAACCTTTGTTTTAGCTCGCTGAGCTTTTAGTTCACCCGCTGGTTGCATCGCCGAAGGGATGTGGCCCTGATCGCCCCACGGCAGCGGCTTGAACCCAAGATCAAAAGCCCGGTTAAGCTCATTGAAAGGCACGCCAATATCGAAACCAGCACGAGCAGCGGCAAGGCGTTCTCGCCGAGCAGCCGCCAGCACTGGATGATCCTCCGTGTCAAACCAGCCATCAGCAGTCGGATCAATCGCTTTGACCGTAACATCGTCCTCCGCTTCCAGTCTCCGGCAGACGGGCACAACTCGGTTCTCAATGAAGTTCAAACGAGCGCCGGCCATGACGTCGTACTTTGCAGCGTTAGTCGTCGTAATGATTTCCTCCGGCACACCGAACGCGGCACAAATCTCGGTTCTGGAAAACTTCCGATTCTCGAGGAACTGCAAATCACCACTGGAAAGCTTTGGCGTCACCACCTCGGCGCCGCCCCAGAGGAGCACCGGGCGATCGGCAGTGCCGGCGCGACGCTTGCGCTCGCGCAGCGCAGCCAAGAGCTGCTCGCGTTGCTCAGGATCGAGCTGCTCGTTGGTCTTGAGAATCGGGCCGGTCTCGCCGTTGTTTTCCATGATGCCCTTCATGAAAAGCGACGCCGCATGATCCGTTGCGGCGGCAGTGCCGGCGACCGCAAGCGGTGGCATCCCCCGCCAAAAGTCGAACGGATTAGGCAGCTTCTCATGCCACACCTCTTCCGGAAGCAAGACCTGGCTGGAAAGCGGGCTGTTGCGGCTGTAGTCCACATACCGCCAGCCCACGAGTTCGTGATCCTCGACGATGTGCTGAAACCGAGCCGGGTCGAGGATCATGACGGACTTCAGCCGCGGTAGCCCTCGCTCTCCGAGCGGCCCATCCGCAAACACCGGAATCCGGAAGCACTCTCCTCGCAACATCAGCCAAATCACGCGCAGTTCCCAATATTGGAACTTATTGATCTGCGCGTGCGGGCGGCCATAGAAGTCAACCAGCGGCCCCGTCGTAATGAGCTGCTCACCGGTCGCCGTGGTAGTGGAAAATCGAAACGGAATATTGGAGACCTGCTCGGCCAGGGCGTTGATAGCGCGATACACCCACACGACCTGCTGATAAGCATTCGACAAAAGCGTCCCGCCTCGCGGGTCATCCGGCCAAAGCCCAGACGTCAGCGCATACTGCGTGGCATCCTTGGCCACAGCAGGCTCGCTGTCGCGTGAGATAGAAATGTTTAGCCCGAGAAATTTCATCTTTGTCAGCGTTTCAGCATTTCAGCGTTTCAGCTTTTCCATAGATAAGCGCTCGCTCCTGCACCACCGTCCGGCCCTCCGGCAAAACTTCCCCTCGCTTCAAAACCTCCAACATTGAGTCGCGACTAATTGCTCCGGCACGCCAGGCGGAAACCACAGCCGTCAGGCTTTCCCCCGAAATCGCTTTCGCGTTTAGATCGGTGTTCATCGTGATGCCGATCCCTGGGCAGTCGCCAACACGGGCACCGCCTTCGCACCACCAGTGCGCAAGCTGCAGCACTCGCGTCAGGGATTGGTTCAAACTCGCAACCAGGTTACCCAGGCCGCACAACTCCCCGAGCTGACCAATGGCCGGCACGCCACCGCCCTCACCCTCCTGTTGTGTGGTTTCAAGCATACGTGCGCCGAGCAGAGCCATGCGACGCTCGACTTTTTCCATTGCCCGCTCGATCTGCCCCAGGCCCGCTCCGCTGAATTCAAGGAATCCGGCCGAAGCACCTGGTATGTCCGACACCCATGCCGCGCTGGATCCAATGCGGAGCGGCGTCGCCTTATCGAAGCCACTCACCCATGCAGTAGGCAAAGCCGCAAAGTGCAGCCCGTGCTTGTAGTCAGCATCGAGCCGATAATGATCAAGATTCGCTGCAATGATATCCGCCAGTGGCAACCGCTCCGGCTCCGGGCGCGAGTTCCTCGCGCCATGAAACACAAACGGGATGAAGGGCAGGGGAACATCGTCGCGCTTGAGAATCACGCTTTCATCCAGCAGCCAGGCTTCGCCGTCCTTTTTCCACAACTCCTGAACACACCCAGACTCGCCGAGTTTGAAAATGCGCACCCGCCCACCGTCCCTCAGCGTCAGTTCAACCAACGTCGGGCTTGCGTCGCCACGTTGAAGCTTCCAGTTGATGATGTCCTCGGCCCGCAGCCAGATCACATGTGCACGTCCTTGGTCACCGGCGAGCACCAACGATCCGCCGCGACCAACTGACAACACCTCGCTTACCACCTGCCGCGCATAGTGGAGAAAATCCGTCCCCCACAAGTCACAATCCGCAACGAATTGCTTCAACGGCTCCCGCTCTCCGATGGCGACGACCGGCACACGTCGAAACACCAGTTCGAGATACTCCGCCAACGTCCGCGCAGTTGCGCCAAAGAAAGATGCCCGCGCTTTATAAGCGGCGTACTCCTCATCCGACTGCGAATCCAGGCGCGGCAGATATTTCTCCCCCGCCGCTTT